CGATATTCAAATTAAAGACAATACCGTTGTGGTCTAACGTGATAACGAGTGGAGAAGCAACCGGATATTGAGCCGTCACCGTGAATGTAACGCCTAATCCGGAATTCGTTTCGGCATAGGTAAGCGTAATCGCATTATCTATCTGTGAGCCTTGTTCTGTTAACTCACACTCAGGGTCTGTCCATTCTGCCGTATATACGAGTTCTAATAATTCGCATGCCGGGTCAGTCCAGTCAGTCGAATAAACTACCGTCGACTGCACAACGTCATAGCGCTTCCCTTGTAATTTATACTTTTCAATCAGACTGATAAGCAGCTGTCCATTCACAGTAATGCCAGGCGTGATATTGATATGAAAATCGACAGTAACGCCGTCGCCGTCGGTTATGTAAATTGTGCGTAAGAAATTACCAAAGAGCCGGTAGTTAATAATACTCTCAAGATATAAGACCTGGCATGTGATAGCCGCTTGTAAACGCGCGTCTGCCTGCCATGTTTTAAATGAGTTGTAAAGAGCATTTAAATACGTACCTATTGCTATCAACATCGCACCAACCACGCCGGAACGGATAAAAGTAGGCATCAACAACTTTAGTAATTTTATAAAGTCAATATTCATAACTAAACTATATGCGGTTGATAAGTAGGTGTGATGGTTCCTAATGCGAACCAGCCGTTAGCCGATTCAAAAGTGCCCCACGTTTGCTCTGAATTTCCGTTAATTGAAAATGCGGTTATATCAACGTCTACGACACCCGTAGCAACCTGTACTGCGTCTATCAACTTCGTAAGATTCAATTTGCCTCCGAAATCATTGTCATTTAAAGTATTTATAAAGGCACTAATAGCCGCATTCACCGGATAGGTAACGCCGTCAGATATTAGCAGACCGGTACTGTCTAAAATTAACGGGTTGTAATCGATCGTAATGCCAAAAGCCAGCACATCACCGGCACCGGTAATGACATCAATAAGAACCCCTGCCGGTTTTATAGAGTTTGCATAAGCAGCAAACAGGGCTGCATCAGCATTTGTGAGTGCCGATATAGCTCCATTTGTCTCGGTTGCAATGTATAATTGTACCTTGCAAACTCCCGTATTTGCGTCTGTATTTTCGCGAATAGCAGCACGTTTAATAATTTGTGCCGTCGTGTCAATAGTCGCGTAGGAATAAAGATAAGTGGTCGCGTTCATCACAAGGGCATAGCCTTTCTGGAAAGCCATAGCGGCAGCATGCCACCATGCCTTATTTGCAATGTAATTCGCCGCAATTTCGGTCTCAATTTCAGTTCTAAACAAGTCTATAATTTGTTCAAATGCATTGATACAAAATGCCACCGCGTAAAAAATAAAACTTTCGACCGACACTTTAGAAAACAGCGCATCAAAGCCCAGAGCCACATCAGCCGATGTAAATCCATAAGCCGTTTGCACAGCGGGTTGATTAATGTAATAGTCTCCTATCTCACCTTTTATTATTGCGATTGTGCGTGCCATTTACGAGAATTGTTTTGTGAACTGTTTGCTAAATATCCGTTTGCGGGTCGAAGTTCCGATAATGGTAATACCCGTTGCCGGGTTAATGCCGTTGTTTTTATAGTAATTTTTAACTGAAGCGTTGATAATGCTTACCATTGCCAGCTCCACGCCCGTTTGCGGGTCATCAGTAATACTTTTGCCGTTTAACAAGGCTAACGAGAAAGCTGCTGCGGCATCACCTGCCGAAAGCATTGCCATGTCAAGAAACGACTGTCCTGTCATTGGTTTTAAGCTCAATGTCGCAATTGCTGCTATCATGCCTAAATTGTTGCTACCACTACCGGCCAGAACCGGCGCATCGTTGAGCGTAGCCGGGTTAATATTATTATTTGCATAAAATGAGACTACATCGGCATTCACCACATCCGGCAGGGACAGGTCGCAACCTGTCCGGAGACTATCCGTTATCGAAATGCCATTCAACACGGCCATTTCAAATGCCGCTTCGGCAGAGCCGCAACCGATAATTGCTAAGTCGAATAGTGATTGTCCCTCTGATACTTTCATATTACCCTTTAAACCCCGTTTAAATTCAATTCTTATTCCTAAATCGGGCAATTACCCCAACTATCCACGCAACCGCCCCAAATCGCCTTAAAATAGCATATATCCCAGCGAGCAATGCAAGGCATAAAACTACAACCACGCCTTTAAGTAAGAGCGGAGTTGTAGTTTTGGTTTCATCATTTTGTTGTACCGTCTGTTTCCCGTCGTATTTATAGTCCGATTTGTCGGTTTTCTTTGTTTGTTCGTGTTGATCAACCTGTGCCTTTGCCTGCGCCTTCACATTATTCTCTTTCTTACTCCAGCTTTTTGTTTCCTGTTTTGTTTGCTCAGTAGGGTATTGCTTACCAACCGAATCAGGTTTTGAAAACTTCGTAGTTGTCAAAGTCGTAACAGTGGTATCGCGCACTATCGAAAAGTCACTTATCACCACATCCGTGGCAGAAGTAGTTTTCACATCAGTAGCCTGTGCTATGTCATTATGCTGCGCTGTAGCCAGCGTGGCCGTTTCTTTAATTGTCGACTTTGTCGTTCTGCAACTCACGAGAGACAGGACACACAGCAGCATGAGTGCAAGATGGAATTTTTTCGATTGCTTTGCGAAATTTAATGAGTTCATTTGTAAGCTTTTTAAGTTCGGTTTTAATCACTCTATTTTCTTCGTGTATCGGCTTTATCACATCCTCATTCAAAGAAGATAAAGCCTCTTTAAGAGTTGTAACGGCAATGTTATCTGTTTTCGCCGCCGTTTGCTTTTCAGTAGCCGTAGTCAACTTTCGGGTACGAATCCAATTAATTATAGCCACGAGGCCACCGCCGCCCACAAAGGCTATTGCTAAAGATGCTGTTACATTCATATCGTTCAGATTAAAGTCCCATTTAGGGATTAGTGTCTTTTTTCGTAAATCGTTCGGCAATGGTAAGCACGCTTTCGCCTCCGCACAGGCCGCCGAACGTGAATATCAAACTGTCATTCACAGCTGCTCCGAAGAAATGAGCTATTACCATGATAACAAGCACAATAAAAGCGCAAACTGCTATCACTCTTTTATGACTGACATCAGTGGATCCACTCAGCATATTTTTAATAAAGGCTTTCATTATATATTGCTATAAATGGTTTTGCCACCTAATTTTTGGCCTTTTAATGCCTGTTTTCGATTATGAGTTGCCGAGTAAGATACATGCACCCATGCCGGTTCTTTATCGGTTCCAAATTCCCAAATCAACTGGTCAAATACTAAATGTTCCCTGATATAATGAAAAAGGTCAGCATTTGTGTAGCCGGCGTTAGCGACAGACTTCATGTCAATTGCTTCACCTTTTACGTGCTGTGAGGTTACTGCCCCACTTACGGCAGCATTCACCATTGGTGAACGGAAGAAAGAACTGATAGTAATCGGTTCACTGATATAATGCCGAAGCGGCTCAAAAACCTTTTCTGCCACTAACTGCATGGCCTCAATTTGCTGCGCGCTCGGTTCGTTCTTATACCCGGTTTCGGTATGCGTTGCTTCCGCGTAAGTTATATGTTCGGAAATAAAATTCATGTCTATTATATTTCTACGTCAAACGTTTTCAAATCACTTGTTACAGTCACTTTAGGATTCGTAAACCCGTCCGACTTCAGTTCTGTTTGTAGGTCATTCACAAATTTTTGGGGGTTGGCAATTGATTTTGGGTATTGGTCAATGCCGAATCCCAAAGTAGGATACTTCTTTATTTCGCCTTTACGGGCTTTAATAATCAACCGGCATCGTTGATAATCAATATTGCCAATCATAAGCCCCTGAGTAATCAAACCGATACTATCGCGCTCAACCTTAATCATAAGGTCATAGCTTTCAGTCAATATAATTCCGTTCATCAGTAAATACTATTCAATAACATCTCTTGTTCTCATAAAACTTTCAGTCAATATAATTCCGTTCATCAGTGCTTTATTTTAGTATCTTCAATGCCCGAAAAATCCTCTTTTGGCAGCGATGCAAGTTGCGTATTCATTGATAGCTTGTAAGCAGCACCTCCATCTCCCGGAGTAACTGTCCCTGTTTTTATAGCATTAATCACAGCGTCGATACGGCCTGTAACTTTATCAAGTTGCGATTTTAGTTGCTCAATCTTAATCAGACCGCCTAATAAACCGCCGTTTATAACAATACCGGTATTATCAATCACCAATGTGATTGCACCGATTTTAAGCTTTACCTTGGCCACCTCACTACAGCGTATTACCACTGCTTCGGTTTTGATGTTTTCGAGTATAGCTACTACTACGTTACTGCCGGTAGCCGGATAGATTGTCACGTATGTGTCCAGGTTATCATCAATCGCATTCAGGCGAACATCGTGTAGAGTAGGTGCACCTTCACGCTCAACCGTGCAGGTTGTATCAGTCACTTCCGAGGCAACTCCGATTAACACCTGTTTAATCTGTCGCTTATCGGAATGCGCATTTACTGCCGCTTCAATTGCTTGTTCCAGTGCACCCATCTAACCACCTTTTAAAAAACACAATCACATTTCGCCCACACAAAACACACTTAAATTTTATAGCTCAAAGAGCATTTGCGACTGTACCCGTCGCTATCGTTATAGGTTATATCTACTTTTTCCACTAAAAACTTACCAGCTCTATCTTTTTCTAAAGTATCGTGGATAGTAAGAGCGTCACCGGCATGAATCACCGGCCACCCAAAGCCCGTAATGTCGCCTGTATAACCGTCAAATACGGATTTCTTCATAATACTTATAGCGGAAGTGCGGAGTTGTGCCTCAGTCATCGGGCCGGCAAAATTGAGGGTGCGCTCCGAAGCATCTTTTATTTTACTGCCTACGGTTACCGTCGTTTTCTTACCGTTTGGATTGGTCGCAATAGCCTTGAATCTTATGTTATAATCTTCGGAACGTTTATATTTCAGGTTATTGTTCTTCACATTACCTCGCTCATTGTCGTTTAGGTAATAATCATGATTTACAGCCGTTTTTTCTCCGAAATCAAAAGCAAGTCCAACCCGAAGGTGTCCATCTTGTAAGCGACTATATAGCCCGTAATTTTTGATTAATGTCTGCAATACGACAAAGGCACTGGCATTGTCTATCTGAAATTTACCAAGATGTACATCAGGGCATTCAAAGGCTATTGACGAAGGAATAATATCGGTAAGAACCTGTTTTAAGGTAGCTGATTTATAACTCTTTGTATATGGTTGTTTTCGCAAAAGATAGGTTTCGTCATCGCACTCGATCACGAGAGGCAAATCGCTACCAATTTCACGTACATATCCGGTAAACTCGCGGGTGTAATCACCGTTATAAGCGGCTTCAATTGACATTTTATCACCCACTTTGAATTGTTCCAGAACCTTTTTTCCGGCCATTTTTCCGAACTCTTTCGGGATGGTTACTTTTGCAGTATTACTCATTTCGAGAATATTCTCGTTGACCTCGAAAGCCACAATGTTTTCGAGAAATACGTTACCAAGGGTAACTTTTGCTGACATGTTAAGATAAAGCAGCATAGCAAATAGGATTAAATTCGTTCGTCTCATAAAATGTTGTTTTTGCGACCATCCAACAAGGAAAGGTCATTTGTTAAGTAATTGATAATTTATTGGTCTTATTGCCCGGGTTGTCATCGTATACGACACTGTGTCCTCGTATCCTTCGACAAACTCAAGCGCAATGTCTTTTACATAAATGGCCGATACTTTCAGTTTATTCAAAATCTTACTGGCTACATTCCACACATCGTTTTTCTCAAAAATATCATTCAATGTGCCCATCTTATCAAGAGGGAAATTGTGATTAGCCATGTCAATAAGGAGCCCGCGCCAGGTTATTTCGTAAGGTTCGGTGTTGAAGCGTTCCACCACCTCAGTATCGGTATTGTCGGGTGAAGTAATAATAAGCTTTTTAGCTCTTTTTAGACTCAGCATAGGAGCCGTGGCCAACACATTGGCAAACTCACCATCGAGGCTACAGTCGGCAAACGAGTAGGTCTCTTTGCCATTGTAAATCATCACATCATCAATATCGGTAGTTTTATCCAATACGTACACCGTCACATTTGAGGCTAAGTTGTTTTGCACCTCTGCATTGCCGCTCGAATCGGTTCGGCTTTTGATACTTGCTGTAACAAAACCAAAGGCGGCCATGTAACGACCTTCCAAATCAACAGATAAACTCATAATGTAATACCTCTTAAAAAGCCGCATTCGGCCAACCACTTCAACTCTTTCACCCGACTTGCAAAATCTTCGTCGCTCAACGCTTCCGGTTTTTCTTTGAAAAAGAACCGAATCATTGCGTTATGCATTTCTATCACCTCATCTATGGAGCAACTATCCGTTTGAGCCAGCGGCTTAATATCCGATAGTTGCTCTAACAGTTTTTTACTATTCCGTTCCGTATAGGAATAAGCGAAGCAATACCGTTTAACGCGCCATAAACCAAAGCATCATCGGCCATCACTTGTTCTTTGTGGCTCAATAAGCAGGCCTTCACCAAAAGATCATCGGCCTTTTTCGGGTCAGTTTCACTATAGCGACGATATTGCCCGGTAACTGTACGCGATGGAACAATAGCCAGTACTGTGAGTTCTACGGCATTGCCATCTTCATTCATTATGTCAACAAATTTTACTTTGTTGGCACCGTATTTTACTTTTGCTTCGTCAATCATTGCCTGCGTAATACCTTCAGGCAAGGTTTGTTCTTTTTTTTCCTGTGACATGTTTGTAGGTTTTTTAAAGGGTTATTAAACCGGTCTCACAGACATGCAAGACCGGTTTGTTTTTTACTTTTTGTTCAGTTTCATATCAAGTACAAAAAGGTCAAGTTCACGTTCAAGACCATCTTCGCCTTTCACATTTCTACCATTGCCGGTGAATTTGGCATAGACATAATCGTGAATCATATCGTTTTCCGCATTGAAAAATGTGATGTTAATGGGGAATGGGCGAATCAACGCAATATCACCACCGGACACCTTTTCAAACTCTGAAGTAACATCAAGCGGTAGAGTGATTTTAGCTGAATACTCAATCTTACCCATACGCCAGCCTCGTGGCTTCCGCTTCAGACCATGCTGAAGCTCATGCGCATATTTATAGTCGTACTCAATTGCTGAAGGGTCAACATCAACCAATCCGGCTACCGTGACAACGCAATCACCTGCGGAGTATTCCTCTCCCAATCTTCTGATAATAGCCATAATTTAACTGTTTGAAAGGTTAATAGTTCCGACAATTTCACCCACACAACCGGTTGGAATAACCGAAAAAGCAACATTGAGTTTCTTTTCAACCACCAAGTCGCTGTTTGCATCAGTAGTAGTTGTACCTCCCGAAATAAGTTGCTTACCGGCCATTTTATCAAACTCAATATCACCGATAGCATCGTAATAGTCCACTTTTGAAGCCGGCAATAAACCGGCATCATCCAATACAACTGTGGTCTTTACTTCAGGCAAATAAACAGCTCTCAACGCGCGTTTACTTTCGTCAATCGTATGTGAGTAGTAAATCTCATGCTGATTCATTTTGCCGTCAGCATCAATCACAATAGGAGCACATACGTGGCCGTCATTCCACCAGTAACCCGATGCACCGGTATAACGTATCGGAAACACGTAGCCCTTTGCATCCATCGTTTCGAGGCTATCAAACACCTCGCTGTACTTCTTGTGATTGCTCAGACCACCCACTGTCCAGATGCCTTTTGTGACATTCGTCAGATTTTGTGTAGCTTGTTCGCCCGGGTTTCGGTTCCACGGTTGCGAGGCAACCACGCCCAGGAACGTACCCACATCGGCAAACTTCTGCCCCATAGGCCAAAGCCCATCGGCATACGTCCAGTCCTGACCGACTACTAAAGTCACTTTACAAGCCTCCAAATCAACTGCACCAACCGTCAAAGCTCTCAAGTCGGCAAGAGAAGAAAGCGTATCGCTGATACCGCGACCTTCAAGAATCGTATGACATGGCATATCGTGGGCATCAGCCCACGCGCCAAAGTCATTCAGTACCGGAATTGCAGCCTTCACATTCGAGTCGAGACCGTCCACATTAGCCGCGACATAACCGGCAGCAGGATTGTATGCAAAAGCAAAATCGCTTATTGCGCCTTCTGCCTCCACGGCCAATAACTTAGCCGCATCAATCATTTCTTCCGGTTTTTTGGCTTGATCCACAAGGATGACATGCAATGCCACCCCTTCACCGGCTCTACGGTAAAACTCCGATATATGGCGACAGATATTCACACTATTCGCCGTATCGTAAGCCGCCGTAAAGCCTATAGCAGTAGCATCGGAAGGGCGAAGCAGTTTGTAAGCAATGCCCAATTGAGCACCTCCCACTACGGCAACGCCGCTACCAACGAGGCCGAATGCTCGTACCTCGTTGGAATTGGCTCCTATGCTACCCTCTGATATAGATACACCTCTTAAACTCATTGTTTGTTCAGTTATTCAGTTTCGCTTTTTTCTGCTTTCTTTGCCGCAGGCTTTTTCGCCGTCAGCGGTACTTCAGCATATTTAGCTTTCGCATTGTCTACCGAAAAGGCAGCAAGATTTTCTGTAGTGAAAAACTCACCGGATTCGTTTACCCACAGCTTGTCAAAACCGTGTTTATCGGCTAAGGCCTGCCCTTCGGCCTTTTTTTCTTTTGAAATATCCATCTTTAAACCTCCTTTAATTAACCGGCTGCAACCACATCAGAGATAATGGCACCGATATATTTCGCACGTTTTGGCACACAGATAAAGTAATGGCGATAGTTCAACGAGTTGGACTGAGTTTGAGTGTCAGTCTTAGCATCGGTGAAATATTGCTTTGTATTGCCCGTTTTCTTTGCAATATTTGGGGCATAGAAGGCAACTGAGGCCTGATAATCACCGGTACCCACAATAGCTCCGAAACTTTTTTTGGTAGCTGTTGTCGCATTGTAATACGGGTTTGACACATATTCGTAAATAACAAAACTGAGAAGATTTGAAATCTTACCGGTGGTGTAGTTATAATATTGGTCACTGAACTTCTGGTCATTTTCCAAAAGGTCGTTCACATGGTCAGAGCACAATACCAAACGTCGACCATCACCGGGTACTTCCATTTTATCAAAGCCCGCTTTCATTTTTTTGATGTCGCCTCTTACCATCATTTTTCTTCCTGTACCATCATCGGCTCCTGTCGTTTTAACCACCGGAGTAGATAATGCAACATGCGAAGTAGGAGCAATGGCGTGAATAGCCTTGGCATACTTTTTCTTAGCAATAGCCGTAACGTGACTTCCGGTAGCAGCATCAATTTTATTGTAGCTCGCACCCATTGCATCATCATCGCTGATGGATGTCGGCAGGGTTTGATACTTATCGAGGTTCACCGTGGCAGTTTGGTCATCGTAAGTCTCCAATGCCATTGGATAAGTGGTGTTGTTAATCAACACGGTAGGTTCAAAAGAGGTCAGCGGAATATATACCGTGTTCTTTTCAGTCTGTGTACCTTCACCAAAAACGACAACGTCGCTTGCAAGTTCAGGAATACCATCCAACCAAGGAGCTTGGTCGGCACTTGTCAGTAGTTTTTCAACCCTTCCAAGCCAAATTTCAGGAAAATTTCTTGCCATTTCTTCAATTATTTAATAGGTTCGTGTCCAAATTCGGCCTTATACAGTTTTGCATACGCTTCATGATTTTCAGAGCGGAATGCAGTCAGTGTAGCCCCTTCCAAAGCCATCACGTCAGCCCATGTTTTCGGGTCTGCATCCGAACCGCCTTTCCCTTCAGGATGCAAATAATCTACAATCGGTTTTTTAACACCTAATCCGGCTAAAGCCAAATCAAGCACATCCAAACCGGCATTTTGTCCGATTTTTTCATACGACGCGCGCACCTGGTCAATGGTTTTCCCTGCAGGTGGAATCAGTTTATTGGCAGCAACAGCAGCATCAAGGCGTGCTTTGATAGCAGCGTTGAGTTCCGCTTTTGCCAAAGCGACAACAGCATCGGCAGAGGCTTTCGCCTGCGCAGCCTGTGCGGCAAGCGCTTCTTGTTTTTCTTTTGCTTTTGCAAGCACCAGCGAATCGGGGCTTTCTTCAGTAACCCCTTCAAGACCTAAGGCCTGAATTAATTCTTTTTTGTCCATCTCATTTTTAATTATTGGTTTGTCTTTTGTATCGCCCAATAAGGCGACATATTGATTATAAACACCTTCTACGCCTAAATCGAGAACCATCGAACTATCCAGTTCTTTCATGTTCTTTGCCGTTGCCGGTATCACTTCAGTAGCAAGCCCAAATTCCACCATCTCTTTTGCATTCAACCAGTGGTCAGTACCATCCAACCATTTTGCCTTTACTTCATCCTCGGCTATTCCTGAGCATTCCGAAATTCTCTTTATACATATTTGCTCCATATCAGTGAGCAATTTTGCCGCTGCCGTCAAATCATCCGCATTGCCACCGGTTCGCCACTCAGGGCGATGCAACATACCAAAACCATTGTCGGCGATTTCGACAACAGAAAAAGCCGGGAGAATAAAACAACCCATTGAGGCGGCTACACCGTCAATAATAGCCTTAATGTTTAGCGGAGACCTTAGTACCGCGTTGTAAATCACATTACCCTCAAAAACACTCCCGCCATAGCAATGTATTCGTATGATTACATTCTCATAACCTGAAGCCTCAAAGTTGTCCAGCAAATTGGTGATTGTTTCGCCGTCGGCAAACCAACCTCCAATATCACCGTACAACTTTACTTCTACTGTTTTTTTGTCAATCTCGCGTACAAACATATCCTATGAAAATTCTGTGTTGCGGAGACGGGACTCGAACCTGCGACCTTCAGGTTATGAGCCTGACGAGCTACCAACCTGCTCTACTCCGCGATTTAATGCTGCGAAGGTAAACCATCTTTAAACACCCTGTATATCACCAGTTAAAGCCGCTTTATAGAACTATAAAGCCGCTTGTTTAAATGTTAAAGCCACTTTATTAAAGATTCGCACGCGCGCAGAAAAGGGCGTAATATTGTGCTCTAAAACGAAAAGAGAATGAAAAAATCGACAACCATTAAACCTCGAAAAAATGCACAAAAGGCCTCACCGGCTGAAATCGCACACGCGGAATGGCTTTACTGCGAAAAGAGAGTTTCGCCGGAAGCGATAGCCAAAGAGATGGATAGGAATATTAAAACCATCTATAAATGGCGTGATGAAGGCAAATGGGATGATACAAAAGACTTGTTCTATTTAAGTCCTACTCAGCTTAAAAAGCTATTGACAGAAGCGGCCATTAGGATGGCAAAGGGAGAAAAGAGGTTGGACAAAGACGGGAATGAACTAAAAGAGATAGATGCCGATTCTATCATAAAAGTGATGAAGTCACGCGAATATCTGCAAAAAGGAGTAAGTCCCGAAACTTGCAGAGATTTTCTTGTCGAGCTCGACAATTTCGTATCCGAATATGACCCGGAACTTGCTGCACAAATGACAAAGTATCACAAAATGTTTTTAATCGAAAAAATACGCATTGATGGCGGTAATTAATTACGATAAAATATTACGCGAATACGAGCTAAACTGTCATCGCATTCAAAAAAAAGCGTATCTGGCAACAGTTGAAAGCCTCGAAGAAAAGCATAGTCGCCTGAAACGATATGAAAATTCATACAAAGAATGGTTTGCATATGAATTCCCGGAATATGCTACAAGTGATTGTGCCGATTTTCATGTAGATATATCCAACAAAATCATAAACAATGAAATTATCAAAGCGTTGTTGGATATGTTTAGAGGTTCAGCAAAATCAGTACATGCAACGCTTGGAATCCCTTTGTATTTGGCACTCGTTAAACGGCAGATATGGTTTATGTTGCTGATTGGAGAAAACGAAGAAAAATCTATCCGTTTGCTTTCGGATATACAAGCCAATTTGAAATTTAATACCCGTTTAATAAACGATTACGGCGAACAATTCAAAACAGGTGACTGGGCTGAAGGTAATTTCACCACAAAAGACGGTGTTTACTTCCGGTCTCTCGGATTTGGTCAAGACCCGCGCGGCCTTCGTAACGGCGAACACCGCCCCGACTATATCGTATGTGATGATATTGACACGTTGAAACGATGTAATAACGACAGGCTGATACGGGAAGGTATGGACTATATCACCGGTACGCTTTGGGGTTGTTTCGATAAAGGACATGAACGCTTTGTTTTCTGTAATAACCTTATTCACAAAAACTCTTTGATGGCAAAACTGATTGAACTGTCAGTTATGGCCAATAAAGCAACCAAAGAACAGGGATTAAAGAAAACATTCTATCATTTCAAAGTAAAAGCCGTTCTGGACGATAAATATACGCCTTCATGGCCTGCAAAATATACCGCCGACTATTGGCGTGAGAAACGAGCTTCAACACCTTACCGCTCATGGATGCGAGAGTACATGTGTACACCATTGGTGGATGGGGCGATATTCAACCCTGAGTGGTTGCAATATAAAAAGATGCTTCCGCTCTCAAAATATGATGCTTTAGTACTGTACGGTGACTTATCATACAAGGATAAAGGCGACTACAAAGCCCTTGTTTTGGTGGGTAAAGCAGGCAGGGAGTTTCATGTAATACATTCGTTTGTAAAACAAACATCACGTTCTATTTGTGCTGGTTGGTTGTATGACCTTTGGGAAAAACGATGCCTCGACAGGTTCAATATCTCTTTTATGATGGAAGGTCTATTCGCTCAGGATGAGTTTGTAAATGACTTTGACACCGAAGGCGACAACCGAGGTTACTACATTCCGGTTGTAGCCGACAAGCAAAGCAAGATAAATAAATATGACCGCATCGAAAGCATGGCCGGACATTTCGAGCGGTTAAACGTATGGTTTAACGAAGACGAAAAAGAATATGCCGGACAGATTAATCTGACCGACCAACTATTAGCCTTCGAGAAAGGTAGCGGCGCAAACGATGACGGCCCGGATGCGCTCCAGTCGGCTGTTGCCGAACTCAACAAAACCACATTTGTGGAAAGTTTTGAAATACAAACAACGTCACGTTCCGAAACCCGTAAACGATATTTTTAATGGCACGTTTTTTACAACAATCAGACTATGCAATGCAGGTACGTACCGAAATTTTGCGCCTGCTTACTACCCCTACCGACTTCTTTACCAGTGCAAAATTAGTAAGAGCCGAAAACACAGCCATTGCACAAATAAAGAATCGCATTGGTAAACGATACGACTGTGCTCAAATATTTGCAGGCACAACCGGAGGTGCCGAAGATACCCGCGACCAGTGGATAGTTACCATCACCATCGACATCACACTGTATCATCTATACTCGCAAACAGGCAGCAAAGATGTGCCGGAACACCGCTCACAACGCTATCAGGATGCAATAGACTGGCTCAAAGATGTGGGTACCGGTACCAATCCATGCGACCTTCCGGCTATTATCGACCCCGATACGGAAGAGGAATACTCAGACGTGCGCATTTGGAGCGGAAATGCACCAAACAATCATAAATGGTAACATATGGGCAATCATAAGGATTGCCTTTAATAATACTTTAAATGGCATTTGAAGACATATTTAGAAAATCACCGGTAGCACTGACTACCCCAAAAAATCCTGATAAAGCAGAGTTTAATAGTGGCATTGCAATACAAATTGCGCAGGAATTTACTGACCGTAGCCGTAAGGACATTAAAAAGTGGCGTAGTGCAATTTTAGCCGCCGAAAATCCGGACGATCCACGTTGGTATTTACTTCAGGACTTGTACGATGATATTCTATTGGACGCTGAAATTATTTCTGTCAGTGAAATTCGAGATGCCGCTACGCTCAACCATCGCTTCTATGTAAAAGACAAAAAAAGCGGTGAAGAACTCCCGGAACAAACAGAGTTTTTGAATGGAAAATGGTTTTATGACTTCTTAGAAGAAATACAAAAAGCCATCTATCGAAAGTATTCAGTGATACAAGTTCTTAGGGGTGTAGACAGGCCGATACTATCGGTTATTCCACGGCGTAACATCTGCATCCAAAAGGGTTATATGTACACCGAAGTTGGCGGCAATAAATTCATTGACTATCGTAGCGATCCTACTGTCGTAGAAATCAATTATAACTCTCCATTTGGCATTATTTGCGAAGTAGTGCCCAATGTAATATGGAAGCGGAATTGCCTGCAATCGTATGCCGAATTCAGCGAAAAGTATGGACAACCGCTTATCACAGCTACCACCGCCAACAAGCAAGACATTACCCGCATTCAAAACCAGTTGAAAGAGCTGGGTGAAGCAGCTCAGGCGGTGTTGCCGAAAGGCACAGAGATAATGGTGCACGACCTTGCAAATGCAGGCGACCCCGAAAAGTGCTATTTGAAGCAAGTCAATAAGCATGACGAACAAATAGGCATCCGATTTGTTGGTTCAACTACACTGGTCAATACCGGGGCTAACAGAAGTCAAACTGAAGTGCATGAGCGCACGTTAGATGAAAAGATTTCTGTAAAAGATAAACGATTCTCTCAATTTGTTGTCAATGACCAATTGTTCCCGGTACTGCAAAGTTTAGGTTTTCCATTCGACAATACTACAATGACCTTTGAGTTTGACTGGACAGAAGAACTCACAATTAAAGACCATTGGGGTATAGTAAAAGAAGCGGCAACGATATATGACATTGACCAAGAGTGGGTGTCAAAAACATTCCGCATTCCCATTATAGGCAAAAAAGCAACGCCACCTCCGGCAAATTTTAAGAAAGCCACCGACGTGCGGGCAATGGCGGTGGCTTGTGCAATCACTTTGCCCGACTACCAGGTTATGCATTATCCGGTAGCCGCCGGTATCGACAAAGATTTATTGGATGAGCTGTCGGCTTTCGATGAGCAAATAACGAATTTTCTTTGGAAAGGCGACGCAGACAATGCCGACAAAGTAAGACTATTAAAGGCAAAAAGACAAGGCGAAGAACTTCGCACAGGTCTGTTTGGTGGGTGGGGTAAAAGTCGTGTAGAAGCAGCATGGAATGCGCCGGATAATCGTGCATTGGCTATGATGGAACTGAATCTATTTCATTTTTCTGAGGCCAAAAGCAAAGCCGAAGTGATGTTGTTAAATAGGATGCTCGTTGACAAAGATAAATTGGAAATTCGATCCGAACATGACTTTATTAATGAAGCATTGAAGATAAACAAGGATTTCAATCAGACTTATTTATCAACTGAACGTGATTTTACTATTGCAACCGGACAGACATCCGCACGATGGTTTGAGTTCATGGGCGAAAAGAACCAGATAAGCAACTGGATATATCAAACCGTGGGTGATGACCATGTGCGCGATGCGCATCGTTTATTGAATGGTCGCGTATTCTCTTTTGATGATAATGAGGGTAGAAACCTGTGGCCTCCAAACGGATACAAATGTCGGTGCGAGGGCTTGCAGTTCCCTGGTAATCCCGGCAAAAAATTAGTATCTGGTAAAGACTATATCAATCAAGTATTTACCACCGATAAAGAAAAACAGGCCTTTGGCGTTAATCGCGCTGATGCAGGTGTAGTATTCACTCAAAATCAAATGTATCTCAATCAGTTGGATAAAAAAGAGAAGCAACTAAATAATTATACGTTCAAAGATTATGGTCTGATGCCTTGGAATGACTTTAGCGGAACGCTTAAACCGTTGAAACTTGATAATAGTATTACGCCAACCAATGTGAAAGAGTTATTTGTAAACAATGCAAAAACAACTAACTACAATGCAATGGGGTTTGATGACTATCTGAAACGAAAATTGATATTAAAGGAAAAGACATTTATAAATCATCTTGCTGATAAATATGTTACTCCTGAGGAAAATAGACCTAAATTATTTGCTCATATAGCCGATATACTTACAAATCCCGATGAACTATATGCCAGGAATTATAAAACAGGCAAAGAACAATTGCGATATGTGAAGTTTTATAGCGATACGGTAGTCATTATTGATACCGAAATTACCAATGATGGACTTGAAATTACCACTTGGTACAACATGAAGGATAAAGAGGAGGCTATAAGAAGCGGATTGCTTATAAAATAAAAAACGATTAAGAGCGTGAACAAAGACCTGTAAAGGATACCGTTCAACTTGCAGTGGTTGCTTATGCATTAACCTCCACTCCAACTCTCAATCGTTTTTTACGACACAAATATACAACCATTTTTTCAAAATTATACACATGCCCAGCGGAATAGCAAAATTACAGCTACTTATCGACCTAAAGAACAATCTTTCGGCAGGATTAGACCGAGCAAAAAAACAGGTTGACAAAGCCTGTGGAGGGATGCAGAATAAATTATCATCTCTAAAATCAAGCAATATCCAAATGTTTGATGCTATCAAAAGTGAAGTGCCTGGCGTGGGTAGAGCTTTGAGTATGCTGACAAATCCTTATGTGGCCATAGCAGCGGCAGTAATAGGCCTTGGAATGGCTTATTATCAGTGTGTCGATATGGCATTAGATTGGCAAAAAGGATTAGCAAAAATCAATGTCACAGCACAACTTTCGCAGCAGGAACTTGGAAAACTATCCGACAAGTTGTTGATGATTGGAGAGCGAAATGTAGCACCCATTGAGCAAATACCGGATGCGTTCAATAAGATTATCTCAGCCGGATTGGATGTGAATACATCTTTGAAGGTGTTAGAGCCTACATTGAGAGCCGCAAAAGCCGGATTTACCGATGTAGGAGATACGGCAAAAGCTGCAGTTGGTGTTATGAACGCATCCGGGCGCGACATAAATTATGTATACGATGTCCTTTTTGCAACTGTAAACAAAGGGAATGCCGAATTTCAGGATATATCCCAATATCTTCCTAAACTTATACCTATAGCCCGTAATGCAGGATTAGCACTTGGTGAAACGGCTGGTGCATGGGCTTATCTTACCGCTCAAGGTATGAATTCAGAGCGTGCAACCACGTTGTCTGAAAATGCGTTCAAAGCCCTTGCAAATCCGCAACGGATAAAGGCTTTCAAACAATTAGGAATTGCTATCTATGATTCTCAAGGTAAGATTAAACCGTTGACCAATATCATTGACCAACTTACAGCAAAAACAAAAAGTATGAGTGATTTATCACGCGCTAACTTCTTTGGTAAGATTGGTATGGATATGGAAGCTGCTTCATTCTTTGCATCAGCAACTCAAGACGCAAAGAAGTTCAAAGAAATAATAGACTTTACTACTAACAGTCAAGGACAGTTGAATGAGGCCTATAAAAATTCAATGACTCCGCTTGACAATTTTCATTTGGTACAAAACCTGATAAAAGGCTCAATGATTGAGATAGGGATGAAAGCATTACCAACAATCACCGCTATTAGTCAGGGAATAATTGACACCATCAACTATTTTAGAGACCTATACAATCAATCGGGCGCTTTTCGCGATATTCTATCATTCATTGGCGATGTCGCTAAGTTTGCATTCGATAATGCTTGTTTGCCCTTACAAGTCCTTTGGGGCTGGTTAAAAATGGCCGGTAATGCAGTCAATTGGGTTATATCTCTTCTCCCGGGTATGAGTGGCGGTTTTACAGGTATGTACACCCGAATCAGGCCGTATTTAGAGTGGATTAGAGAGTTTCTAAGCGGTATTCTCACTGTGATGAGAGGTATTGCCACATTAGATTTAAGTAAAATAAAAGGTGGTGTTGAAGGCATTAAAAACATGTCTATCGACGAAATCCGCAAAAAACTTAAAGTCGAAGATGCAGCTAATGCAAAAGCCTATACTGACAGAAAAAACCAACAGGATGGGGTTACTGATGCTAATGCCAACGGAATTCCCGACAATAAAGAAGGAAAAACTACAGGTGCGGGAGTAAAAGATAATAATGCCGGTGCTGATGTAAACACAATTGCCAAAGGAAGTCAAACCAAAAATATAACGATTACTATTGGTTCTTTCATAGATAAGTTTAGCCCTCAAAGTCAATCTATAAATGGAATGAATAAGGATGAGTTAGAACGTTGGATGACTGAAATGTTCATGCGTGTTGTACGTAGTGCCGAATTAGCCAATTAATTATGTCAATAATAGTTGATACAAGAGAGTTTGTGAGCAAATGTGATGCATTGTCCAAAGCATATAGCCGAATACCAAACGAAGTGGCCGCAATAGCCGTTAATTTCAGCAAAGAACGCTTTGTAGAGCAAGCATGGTTAGATGTAACCAAAACAAAATGGAAGCCGCTCAGTCGTAAACGTTCCGGCAAAAAAAGTCAGACAGTATTGGTCAAGTCAGGGCGTTTAAAACGAAGCATCAGAAAGATATATGCGGATACAAATCGTGTCATTATAGGTACCGACGTTCCTTATGCTGAAATTCACAACAATGGTGGCAAAATAAAGGATACGGTTACAGTAAAGCAACATTCAGTAAAACAATACAACCGTAAATCATTCACGCGTACACGTAAAGGTCGAACTGAAAATATAAAAGCACAGACTGTAAAGTCTCATGTTGTGAAGTCTCATTCACGTAAGATGAACCTTACAATCCCGGCACGTCCTTTTATTGGTTCAAGTTATACGCTTGAGCGTCGCATATACCTACACATGACTGTTCAATTTATTAAAGCATTAAAGTAATGATAAACCAACTTTTAGCCCTATACAAACTATTCGATAACAACAAAGAAAAGTTTAAAAGTCTTGATTTACAATCCGACTTCTTTATTGATGTGTTTAGAGGCCAGCCACTGCATCCTGAACTTTACGAGTACTTCAGTATCCCTGCCATATTTGTGGACTATTCTATGCGTGGAAAAGGCAAAGGAAATCCACGTACAATCACGTTAACGTTGCATATCATTACCGATACAATGCCTGATTGCTCAAACATTTCAGAGCAAAAGGATGACGGTATGAATCGTTTTCTATACTTATACCTCATTCAGTCATTATTAGAAGGTGCTAAGTTAGGCGACTCAACAGGCCTTGCATTCATTGAAGAAGTACCGGTTGATATACCGGTAGTGAATTATCATACCCAAACATATAGTTTTGATACTTATCTCACATCTATGTTTGGTAATTCAGAGGCTGTTTTAGGTGAGATAAAGAGTTTAAACATCTATGGAAGTCTTTTCAAGAAGTCCAAATAATAGCATTTCAATACATACACTTTTGTTATCATTACCCCTGAATCATTTCTGCATGTATTATTGATAACAGCTGTAAGCAATCGGCAGAACAAAATAAGCATTTATACACTTACCAATCGGTATCCGTATAAATGCTTTATTTATGGGGGTTTTGCCGTTTTTTTACCCACTCTTTTACCATACTTTATCCAATGGTGTTTTTCTGTCTATCCTTTTAACTGTTGAATTATTAAGACTTTATGTTTTGTTTGTTTGTTGTCTGTTTTGTTCTGCCCTTTAATTATTTGTAATAAATATTGCTACAGTTATAATCAAAACAAATTATACAAATTGCTTGGCAAACTCCGCCAGAGTCTTGGTACGCAATTGTTCAAAAAGGGCATCTT